CTATGATCTCATACCCTTCACCAGACTCAAAGAGAGAAGCAACTTCAATAAACTCCTTACTGGTCTCGTTCAGCTGAGCTTGCCTTTCAATACGAACTTCTTTCGGCAAACCACGACTTCTGAATACTTCACAAATAAATATAACGATGTCCTCTTTGGACTCGTGCATTTGCAATGGAATCGACTTCCAGTTTGAAATTGGGTTCTCAGGTCTGTAAACTGAAATGTTTGTTTTGATAACTGATTCATAAAATCTGCTAGATGTCTGCAGATTGAGATTCCTAGCCTTTATTCTTGAACCAACTGCAGACAGAAGACCAATTGAAGACGTTGTATCATCCATTTCTGAAAGACTCAGATTGTAGTCTTCTTGAGCGAAATCTTTGTTGACTATATCTGACAGGTCGACATCAGCTAGCACCATCTGATTGACAAAAACATCATAGTAATCAATATCATCAAGATACTGAAGGCTAGGCATCTCGGCACTAGCTGTTTGGATCATTTCAACGGCATAGAAGCATGGCTTTGGGAATTGAGATGTCAATTGCAAAGATTTAACTAATGTTTTTTCGAACCATGTTCTAAAATCATCGTCATGCTTCCTAAGATTGAAGTATATCAAGAATAGTTTTTCATCCACAACATTATCTAGAACCCAGCTAGAACAGATTGTTGGCTCAATAGCAATCAGTGTTTGAAGATTGTTAACAGCCTCCCTTTGATGTTTTATGTCTTGAGAAGATGACCTTGATAACCTCAAGTTTTTCAATTTCTCACTCTCTCTGGTGACATCTTTCTCTAGTTCTTTTACTACACATTCTTTAATAACATCAGGCGCACTCTTAATTATATCTACGGACTCTGTAGAGGGATAATAATTTATGACATCATGAGAAATGACATCATGCATAGATTCTCTGAATGTGATCAGAGTCATTTCAAATCTTGCTCTCTGAACATCAAAAGATAATTTCAAGGTTACACTTGGGTCATACTCGAGGGAATCTATAACCAGCAAAGGAACTCCTTTTAGATAGTTTATTTCACCAGAGTCAAGGTCATACTTGACTAACTTTGGATTCAAGTTGACATTCATATCTATTCCTTTCAGATTCCTAGAAGTCAATTTCTTGACATCCAGTTTGTAAGTTTTAAGCAGCTTCTCATTGCTACAAACAACCTTGATTAAATATTTATCACGAACATGAAAATACACTTTTAGAGACCCTATCGTTATCATCAGAACACCGTCTGCTGTAAATTTGCCAGACTTTATTTGCTGTGGGTTTATCCAGTAGGCAGATGGTTGCTTTGTCTCCTTGATGCTTTCCATTAGAACATCGCGTTCTCCGGAAGTCAATAATTTTGATCTGGACCCTTTCAGCATTCTATGAGACAGAGCAAGTGTACTAAGCAGTTTATCTTGAAGTGTTACGCAATTTATGTTAGATGTATCCAATGTAGAAAGACAACAAAATATTTTCTCTTGCATAGCATAAGGAGGAGAACCCATGATTTTGACTATTGTTTTGTCAAAAGAAGCTGTTTGACTTGTTCTATATCTCTTTTGAGATTGAAGAATCAATCGTGTCTTGCTTGAGTACTGATAACTCAGGAAACTACAAAGCATTGACGTTGAGTTGCTCTTGTCTGGCCCTCTATGCAAGACCTTGATTAGCTGATCTTTAACCTCATACATACTCAATGAATTGTAGAAGTCAACAACGGTGACGTCTCCATGAAGCTCTTTGAACATATTGAAAGTCCCTTTTGCATCATCAGTCAGCCATGGTATTATCTCTTTATACCTAGAGAAGCATGCCATTGAAACAGCATTTTTAACAAACTTATTTTTAACATTGAACCAGCAGGTTTTAATGCACTCAATCAAGGAACACTCAAACAATAAGTCGTTTCTGTTAAAGTTTATTGTTCTCAACCTTCTTGAATTCCTTCTGTCATAGTTATCAGAAACAGCATTCTCCATTTTTTGAATGATTGTATCGTAAACCGCCCTCTGCGGAAACAGTTTGTGGAAATCCTGAAAATCTGCTGGAGAAGACTCTCTCTCACAGTCAGTCAGCAGTCTAGTTAGAGAGCATTTGTATTTGCGTGAGGTTCCATTACCTGTTTTCATCCTGACAGATAGACAAGGTGTTTTTAGTATGTAAACCCCACTAGCATACATTTTCGAACTAGTATCAAACGAAAATGATTTAATGACACCCGAAGCAAAGCATTTCATTATGACTGCATTATAAACCTCTTCTGATGATTCTGGACTTCTGAATATAGCAGGAACATAAAATTTTGGTGACTCAACAAAATCCTTGGTGTAAAATTCCATAGCTTCCGCCTTTTTCTCCATCAAGTTGTTCTCTTTGATGAAACTGTTATACTTTTTGGCCTCTCCAAAAAGCAAAGAAACAAAAATCTCAACATCACCCATTTCGCCTTCAGCGTATAAATTGTTTCTGAACCAATTTTCAGTTCTCCTCATATCTGAACTAAGACTAAGATTGTAGTACTTTGTGAATCTGAATCCTAATGTTGTCGATATCATAGGGTGGCTAAGAATGTAAAAGTAAGACATTGGTGAAGGGTTCCTGATCATCAGAGAAAGTGCCCCCTCATACTCTAATGGCAGCATGGTATGAAAGCCAAGGCATTCATAATGCATAACAAGACAACATATCTCATGTTCCGAAACGCACTCTGTAGTCGCACCCTGTGACAACAATTCATTGAGTAAATTGTGATCCATCAATTGTCGGTCAGTACAACTCTGTGAGTATTTATGTGTGGATATAGCCTTGCTAGTCTTGAGCAGAACGAATTGAAGTGTGTTCTTTGTGTACCATTGAGAATTCATTTCCATTATGCCGTTTAAGTTCCTCATAGTTGATTTCTCGTCAGATATCTTTGCGTTCATTCGTGGGTAACTGAATTTCAAAAATGCACTTGTACAATCTGCAATGTCTAGCATGCATGGTTGTACTTTAGCCCTCAACTTTTCTGTTTTGTGCCAGAAAATGACACTTGTCATTCTGCAAGCATCGTCAGATGTGCACATGGTTGTGGTCTGAGCATGATAAGAACCTTCCAAAAAGTTTTTGTCAAGTCTCTTTTTGACTATTGTTTGAATCGCTTTTGTTATAACAAGTAGATGAGCAGAGTGTATCATGGTTGATGTGTAATGGAAGATTCCTTGCATCATGTTGCTAATGTTTTTAAGAAACATTGAGAAGGGGTCAATTAGGTCATTATTTTCACTTTGCCCTAAAAACTGACTCTTGAGCTCGTTCATCTCATCACACGTTAGGCTATCACGGAGCCGTGAGACATCTTTCGAAAATTTCTCACAAAGAACATGAGGCAATTCAAACTTTTTGTCTGAGGCCATGTTTAGAACACTAATAACGTGTATGAGGAAGGTTGAGTCTATTGAGTCAGATAGAACAGAGTCTAAACCACCAAACAAGCCGCAAAAGAATGATCCGAAC